TGGAGTCTGCTACAAAGACAGACAAGACTAAGTGTGAGTGTGATGAGATTGACACTCCTAAAAAAGAACCAGAACCATCTTTCCAGGAGTTGGGGTTAGCAGTGTATGATAGTGTTTCAGATGAAACTTGCAAAGCACTACTTAACGCATTAGTAGAGAGAATACACACAGAAGCAAAACCGCACTGTGCTGGAGTTCCACTACCGTTTGACTTTAGCTTTGAGGTTGATGGTATAGGAGGCTTCCGTTGGGGTCAAGTTGTATCTTGTGATCGTATTCCGGCTGGAATCAGAAAAAATATGCAGTGGCAAGTTACCAAAGTTGATCACAGCATCACAGCTAACGACTGGGTTACAAAAGTTGGTACAGTAGCAAAATCACTTTAACAACTATTTATGAGCATGCGCAGAGGAATAGATAGTATAGAACAGAGGCAAGCTAATAATCGAGCTTCCAAGTACTCAAGCTTTGTTGGTGGTAACGACTATCAATACACCAAAGGAAAGGAGTTTACTACAGAGGACGGTGAGGAGTATATTGGAGAGTATCACACACTAAAGAGCGGAGCTACATTTACAGGCCCCGTAGAAGATACAAATAATCTACGATCACAAAAGAGACTGTATCCATACTATCGAAATGACGATCATTTCACATACGATAAGTTGTTTAACTTCCACACACCGCAAAAAGCAAACACTCAACCTATTCCATTTCTATACAAACCTCGTGAAGCAGAAGGAGCATATCTAAAAGGATACGACTTACGTTTCTTTGTACAAAGACGTAATGCAGGTACATTTGCCATTGAAGTTAGCGGACAGCAATACAATCAAATAGGAAAGGCTGGAGGGATAGATGGTAGCATATATGCTTATGCAGCCGTTGCCTGGCAGCTTACAGGAACGCTAGATTACATCGAGACAACAAATAAGCGTAACATAAATGTTGCAGCCCAACAATTACCAGCATTACCATACGCTATAAGCAATTATACACAATTCGCAAATCCATCACTACAGACAGTGTTTAATAGTGAGGATTCTCAATACGTACAACCTAGATACAAAAACAACGCTGTACCAATTAAACAAACATACGACCGCACTACTGGAAAAATAATTCCACTCAAGTAGTTGTAAAGTCTTAGAAAAAGACTTATATTGGGACAATGGTTATAGATAATGCTCAACAGCTTACTGCGTTGAATGGTCGTGATGTATTCTTACATCCGATTCCAATAGACGATCGATTGCATCCAAGCTTTGCATCTATAATTGCATTTGGTATTGTCGATATCCAAACTTCAAAATCATATGTTGTAAGTGTTAATCATCCGGAAGGATTGTTTCACGTATCCGATCTCAGCTTTTTAACTGGAGCAGTCTACACAACAAATAAAGCAATACTAATTGCAAACGGATACGACATTGAAAGCTACGACTTGGAGATGATGTCTTACCTAAGAACAAACAAAGGGTTTGAGATAGAATCAAGTACACTAACTTCTCACTACAACCGTACACTATCGAAGATGCAAAAGATAAACGCATTAGTAGACTTGGTTAAGTTAGAGGAGCAAGCATTCACCTTATACAAGAAGCACTATAAACCTACTTTACCGGATGGACTAGACTTTTATAGTAACACACTAAAACGATCTTTGATTGCTATTCAACAAAATGGATTGCAAATCGATCCTATGTTGTTTGAAGAGAATTTTGGAAAAACCTTTGCACAGAGAGATAACCAATGCTACACACAGTATAATTTCTACACAACTACTGGTCGTCCAAGTAATAGGTTTGGTGGAATTAACTTTGCAGCCTTACCTAAGGAGGATGATACTAGAGCTTGTTTTGTTAGTAGGTTTGAGAATGGAGTACTGCTAGAGCTAGACTTCAACTCATATCACCCCAGATTGATTGCTGACATTATTGGATACAATTTTGGAACTGAAGATGCTTATCACCATCTAGCTAAGAAGTATCACAACACGGAGACACCAACTGCATCACAAGTAGCAAAAGCTAAAGAAGATACGTTCCGTCAGTTGTATGGAGGGATTAAGAGAGAGTATCTAGAGATTCCATTCTTTGCAGCTACTGATATGTTCTCAAAGCAAATTTGGAAACATATGATCACACACGGGTATGTTGACAGTTTAATATCAGGTAGGAGACTATTAATGAGCAATTACCAGGATATAACCGAATACACACTCTTCAACTACTACATACAAATGTACGAAACTGAGAAGAACGCAATCGTGTTAAAAACCATTTTAGAGTATTTACAGACCTATTTATTAAAGTCGGTGCCGGTATTGTATACCTATGATAGTATATTATTTGACGTCCATCCGGATGAATTAGACACTATCGTAACCCACTTAATACCAAGTTGCATTGATACCGACGCCTTCCCTATTAAGCTTAAAAAGGGATTAAATTATAAAAACATGACACCTCTGGAGGTTGTTTGATATTTATTAGCATGGAAAAAGCTGCACATACTAAATTAAAGAGCATCTTACGAACAAAGGTAGAACAGTATCTTAAAGAAAATAAGATTAAGTATACTAGAAAACCACTACACGAAAAAACTCAAGCCGAGATTGCTGCTGAAAAAAAAGAGGTCGATCAACGCATCAAAACAAAGCAAGAGCAAATCAAAGCTCTTCAAGATCAGATTAAGGTGTTGCAAGGAATGCTAGGGAAATTAAACTCAGAGAAACCAGACGAAGTAGGATAGAAAGATGAAGCCACAGTTGCTCTGCACATTTACAACACTCCAAGAATTGCCTTCATGCATTGCTAGGATCCACAAAACCTATCAAGTAGATAGCGTTGCTAATATGAAGTGTTATCAATACGTAGAAACACCAAATAATGTTATCTGCGTGTACAATACTACCTCATCAGTAGGTAGAATGAATGATACAATCACAATTAATCGTAAGAAAGAGTCGGAGACGCTTTACAGCATCAACGCTCTTAATACGCTTATTCAAGAATTAAACAATGGAGTGCTCGATAAAAGCTTTCGAGTTGATTGGGCACAATATAAAAATAAATTAATGTTATCTGATCGAAGTGGATTATTTCGATTAATTGACATTAAAGAGTTGCAATAACGGTTAAAAGAACGTATAGTTAGTCAAAGGGTTAAGTCAGAAGTAGTACAAGAGCATAATTAAAACACACAGCCTGCTCATTACATACTCGATACTTAGCTTGACAGTAAATAAAGTATAAACCTTAAAAACAAAAAGCAGATGGCATTAAATTTAGATGCGCTAAAAGCGAAGCTCCAGGAGCTTCAGTCAAGTTCTACTGGTAAGAAAAACTCAGATGTATTCTGGAAACCACCGGTAGGAAAATCTCAAATCCGTATTGTACCTTACGCATTTGACAAATCAAACCCATTTCAAGAACTTTACTTCCACTACGAGATTGGCAAGAAAACTATGCTCTCTCCGGTAAGTTTCGGAAAGCCAGATCCAATCGTTGAGTTTTCTGAAAAACTTAAAAAGAGTGGAGACAAGGAGGATTGGAAACTAGGTCGTAAAATTGAACCTAAGTTCCGTTGCTATGTTCCAGTAATCGTTCGTGGTCAAGAAAGTGAAGGTGTTAAGTTCTACGCTTTCGGTAAAAAAATCTACACTGAGTTATTAGGTGTGATTGCTGATCCAGATTACGGAGACATCACTGATCTTATGGGTGGCCGAGACATCACAATCGAATGTGTTGCTCCAGACAAAGATGGTGCATATCCAACTTACACAGTACGAGTAAAACCTAACACAACCCCTGCGACAGAGGATAAGGAAGTTGCTAACAAGATCGTAAACGAACAACCAGAGTTAACTAAAATGTTCTCTGAATTGTCTTACGAAGAGATGAAAGAGGAGTTGGCTAAGTGGTTAAACCCTGACAGCAACGAAGCTGATGGAACAGTCACTAAACCAGCAATCACTTCAGCTAAAACTGTAACAACAACCGACGACATCGAAGACGCATTCGGCGAGTTATTTAATTCATAAACAAGATGGCAAAACAAAAAGTTACACCCGATGAAATAGCGGGAAGGGACGAACTTGCACAAAAGTTAGCAGATGGTCTCAACAAGAAGTTTAAAGACTTTAAGGCTGTACATTTTCTAGGTAGTGAGGATACTCAAACTGATCTCAGAGAGTGGGTGTCAACTGGATCAACTACACTAGATCTTGCCATATCAAATAGACCTGATGGAGGTTTACCGGTAGGAAGAATCGCTGAGTTCACCGGTTTAGAAGCTTCTGGTAAATCTCTTATCATGGCTCACTTACTAGCTAATACACAGAAGAAAGGTGGTATTGCAGTGTACATCGATACAGAGAATGCATTGAGTGAAGAGTTCTTATCAGCTGTAGGAGTTGACGTAAAGAACATGCTTTATGTTCCTTTGGAGACTATCGAGGACATTTTTGAGTCTATTGAAACGCTTATTACAAATATCCGTAACACAAGCAAAGATCGATTAGTAACTATTGTAGTTGACTCAGTCGCTGCAGCAACTACTAAGATTGAACAAGATGCTGATTACGATAAGGATGGATGGGCAACTTCAAAAGCGATTATCATGTCTAAAGCTCTTCGTAAGATTACAAACCTAATCGGAAAGGAGCGAGTAATTCTAGCATTCACAAATCAGTTGAGAGAGAAGTTAGGAGCAATGTTTGGTGATCCATACACAACGAGTGGAGGAAAGGCTTTACCATTCCATGCTAGCTGTCGTGTACGATTGAAGTCAGTTGGAAAGATCAAAGACAAAGAAGGTGAAATCATTGGTGTTCAAACAGAAGCACAGATTGTTAAGAACCGCTTTGGTCCTCCTTTCAAGAAAGCTACCTTCAATATCTACTTCGATTCTGGTATCGACGACTACTCAAGTTGGCTTGACTCATTGAAGAAGTACAAAGCAATTAACCAAAGTGGTGCTTGGTATGAAATCGTGATGGAAGACACGGGTGAAGTTGTGAAGTTTCAATCAAAGGATTGGCAAAAGATTCTTCGAGAAAGAAACGACGTCAGAGAGTACTGTAAGGGTCTATTAGAGAAAAACTCTATCTCAAGTTACAAACCACAAGATGCTATTGATACAGATGATCTGGAAATCGATAACAGCGGTGAATTGCTAGAAGCATGATAAAAAACAAATACGCTGCATTACTAAATCAGCTAAGGTTACGAGAGGAGGCACCTCACTCAGATCGCAATGATCGAGTTCTGATTGTAGATGGGTTAAACACTTTCATAAGAGCTTACTCATCCAGTCCCGCATTAAACGCAAATGGAGAACACGTCGGAGGCATCTCTGGCTTTCTCCTAAGCGTGGGGCATGCAATCAAGACAGTCGATCCAACCCGAGTAGTAGTGGTGTTTGATGGAAAGAATGGTTCAGCTAAGAGACGACAACTGTATCCTGGATACAAGTCTACTCGTAAGGTTACAATTCGTTTGAACCGAGCAGAGGCTGTAGATAAAGAAGACAATCAATTACAGCAGTTAGTTCGCTTAATTGATTACTTAGAGACTCTACCAATCACAGTCATCACTTTAGATGAGTCAGAGGCAGATGACGTTATTGCATACATTACAAATGAGTATCTCGAGAAGCAAGAATCGCATACATTTATCATGTCCTCCGATAAAGATTTTTTACAACTAGTGAGTCCTACTACACACGTATGGAGTCCTACAAAAAAGAAGTTATACTATGAAGATGACGTATATACAGAGTACGGTGTTATTCCTCAGAACTTTGCTGTCTTTAGAGCTTTGGATGGTGACAGTTCAGACAACATTCCAGGCGCTCCAGGTTTAGCGCCAAAGACAATCTTAAAGCGTTTTCCTAAACTAGGAGAGCAGCGAGAGATTAGCTTAGATGAGTTCTTTGAATACGCAAAAGCACTTGCTGCCGACTCTAAGGTGAAGGTTTATAAAAACGTAGTAGAAGCTGAGGAAGATGTAAGATTGTACCACAAAATCATGCAACTCCACGAAAGCATGCTTAACGGAACGGTTAAGATGCGAGCAACCAATCTAATGAACCAACCAGCAAGTAAGCTCGCAAAGATGAAGTTTCATCAACTCCTAGTAGAAGATGGAATGACGTCAGCAATTAAGAATCCCGAAATGTGGTTAAGGGATATTGCAACAAAGATTAATCATTTTGTAGATTAAGTTGCTTCACAGAGAAAAATAAGGTATAGTTACAATATGGGTATTCAAGATACATTTCAGTTATATGGAGGGGGCTTTCAAAATAAGCTGCTAGCAGTCTTATTAAAGGACAGAATCTTTTTACAACAGATACATGATATCATTGATGACAAGTACTTTTCCTCAGAAGCTAGTCAATGGATTGCAAAAACAACTATTAAGTACTTTGAAGAGTATAAGAACACACCAACACTAGAGGTGTTAAAAGTTGAGATTGATGCAATCAGTGAGCCAGTAATGAAGACGACAATCGTTGAGTCTCTTAAAGACGTAATGAAACAGATTGACGCAGAGGACTTAACCTACATTAAAGACAAGACTCTAGATTTCTGCAAGAATCAAAAACTCAAGAGCGCAATCTTATCTTCAGTTCAACTACTTCAATTAGGAAAGTACGATGAGATTAAGACAGAGATTGACGAAGCTATGAAAGCTGGAACCGATAAAGACATTGGTCACGAGTACATTGATCACGTAGAAGCACGCTTTCAACAAAACAATCGCCAAGTAATAACAACACCATGGGATGTAGTTAATGCTATCATGGATGGAGGACTTGGTGCGGGAGAGATGGGAGTGTTTGTTGCTCCGGCAGGTATCGGAAAGTCGATGGCATTAGTTAATGCAGCAGCGGCTTGTGTTAAAGCTGGCTACAATGTAAACTACTATACACTAGAGCTTTCCGATACGTATGTTGGAGGACGATTCGATAGTCACTTCACCGGCATACCAACACAAGACCTCAAGTACCACAGAGAGGAAGTTGAGGCATCCGTAGCTAAGTTGAAAGGAAACTTAGTAATCAAATACTACCCAACAAAGACTGCAACTGTAACAACAATTGCAGCCCACATGGATAAGTGTATCATGCAAGGATCAAAACCAGATATCATATTTATTGACTATGCGGATTTGTTGCGTGATGCAGGAACAAACAGGAATGCTCGCCATGATCAAGTACTC